TCACCATTAAGATATATATTTGGAGTTCCAGAAATTGGAACAATATACATTGCATAATTACCTGTGTCAACCGCAGTTATAACATTATTAGAAAAATAATAATCTGATCCAGTTGATCCATGAATTGTAAACCCACGTTTCCATTTAAACCCAAACACATTTACCGTATCAAGAGTATTGTCTAATGTATTATTACTGATATAACATTGTTGGCGATATGTTGCTGCTCTAAGTCCTGACTCAATACGATATGCTTCGCAATCGCCTATTAAACTATTTTGTATATTCAATCCACTTATTTTATTATTTGATACTGTAGCATTACCACCTGTAACTGCAATAGCTACAATTGCGCCAATATTTGCGCCAACTTTAGCTGTGTTATTGATTACATTATTTGAAATTAAAATTCCATTATCTACTGTACCATCTTGAGCTTCTGAGTCACCACCTATAACGTGTATCCCATAACAATCTCTTGTTGTAAGTTGATTAACTCCAAGATATTGAATTACGTTTCCAGTAACAGAAACAGCATAACAATCTGCGGTTGCTATTGGATAACTGTTTGCTTCTGCAACAAGGATTCCTGTATTGCAAGAATTAAACACATTGTCAGCAATTATAATAAACTGACCTACTACTTGAACACCATAGGCACATAGGGTAAAAAAATTGTTTGAAACAACAATGTTGTTTGATTGCCCATCATTAAGATTAAATGCGTTATGGTTTGTATTATAAAACTGGCAATTTGTAACTGTAACGTAAGAACATGAACCTCCTACTGGCCCATCATGATACAAGGCTTCCCATCTACTTTGCCGGATAGTTACTTTCTCAAAGAGGATATTTGTACACCAACCAAAATAAAAATTCTTAATGCTTGATAGTGGTTGTGGGTCAGCATTATCGGGCATTCCACCGTTGTATACAGTTGTTAGTTCTTTAACAACAATGTTATTTACCGCCGTACCAGCGTATGAAATTGCATTGATGGTAATAACGCCCCATTGCGGGCTTGCGCTTGCAGTTGGTGACTTCACCATCAACGGTGAGATACTCGCTGTAAGAACCGTAGTGTCTTGCCCTGCGCCAATTATTTGAAGGTTGTTGATGCCAAATGCCGTGATGCCTGTCCCGATGACAAAGTTACCAGCTGCAATGTTTGCTACGCCGCCATTAGTAAGACTGAGCGAATCAAACATTTGTTGGATTGGCACATCAGTCAACGCACTGCCCCACCACCATGAGTACACGCTTACATGATCAGTAAACTTAACTCGGAATGCACCTGTGCAAGTAAAGTAACCGCCATTGACAACCTCAACTGTTGTACCGGAAGGAACAGTCACGGTTGATGTAATGTTTACTTGAGCATTGACAATGAGTGTCTTACCAGCCGCTGCGGTAACAGCGCTTTGAAACTGAACAGTTGTAAGTGGAGCAGTGCCAAAATCCAACACGCTCACACTCTCACGTAACTTGGCTTGTACGGTTGTGGCTACTGCTGATGTACCTGCTGGTGTGTAACTTACAGTCGAAGAAGTGTCATGGTACGTCTTGGTGTTGACATCATTCAACCAAGGTACAGTGATCGTAGTACCCGAAACAAAAGTGGTGTCCATGTGATTCCTATTTAAAGCAGGATGTTACTGCCGGACTCTTGTAGCAGGTTGTCGCCTGTTTCTAGTAACAAGAGAGAGTCAATAAAGGGATCAGTAGTAACCCCATACAAATCTGTGGCTACCCCGTACTGCGTAATAGTAGGTGGTCTAGATTCTTCAAAAGCACCATACTTGTTCTCAGTAGTGATAGCCACGATTACACACCCATGATTACTTCAACAACACTAGTAGCAGAGATAGCTGTTACGTTGGCACGAACATATCGCCAAGGACACACGGTAGTGAAGCCATCAGTAGCAGTAGTAGTACCAGCTAGGGTAATAGTACCCATCGTAATCCAGTTGGCCTTAACACCATTAAAGGTATCTTCTTGGTTACACACTTGGATCAAGATAGTAGCTGACACAGAACCTGTACCAGTAACAATAGCTTGAAAAGCACCATAAGGGCTTTCTTTAAACGTTGGTGTAGAAGCAGCAGTGACTGCTGTTGAAGTTACACCACTGAAGGCAAAGTAGCGGGGTTGTTCACCACTCTTAATAAATACATCGCTCATATCAAACTCCCATTTTACTAATGTCAAGAACGATGAAGAAGCTGCCTACACCTTTAAAGACCATATCAAGCTCATGTCCAATCAGACCACCTACCCAACCTAGATCAATCTTGCTACGTCCTTCAAGGGGAAGGATGTAGGGTTGGTTACGGTAGTTAACCATAATCTTTAATCCAGACTCAACCATAAAGACAACGGAGTCAAGACGAACGTTAGTTGGTTTACCTGATAGCTTAGAGACATCAATGACATCAAAGACAGAATCATTCTCACTCTCAATCTTACCGGACACTAAGAGGACAGTATTCTTACCCCCATCACTAACAATGGAAACATTAATACTGTCCTTTGTACCTTTGTGTACTAGCTTAGTGTGCATATAACTACTTACCTTTTAGTAAGGTCGTGTTTGAGAAGCCATCATAAAGTCAACAACCATGTCAGCAGTGGTAGGTGCAGTAGCAGCAGCCTTGCAACCAAAACCCTGACTCAGAGCCGTAGCTTGCGGGAAGGTTGCAGCAACAGTACCACTTGCTTGACCAACGTCTACCGAGCAAACTTTAACGTCATTAACAAAGACATCAATGTTGCCTTTACCATCGTAGTACCAACCAAGCTTAATGAAGGTGGCATTAACAAGTGTTGCAACAGTTGTGGTACCAGTTGAGTAAGCAGTAGCAGCAAGTGAAGCACTACCCTTACGAACAACAAAGGTAATAGCAGCAGAGCCAGCAGCCTTGTTAAAGTAAATACCATCAGTAGGAGTCAAGGCAGCATTAGCAGCGGTAACACCAATCTGAAGTTGGTCATTAGCCGCAGTGGTTGCTTTAAAAGCACAATAGAACCAAGCTTGAGCAGAAGGTGGGTAGGTTGCTGAGACAGCGTTAGCTTGCAGATTGAAACTAAGCGGTGCAGCAATGATTGCACCAATGTCACTAGTAACACTAGATGCCCCACCAGCGGTAGAGATCAAACCACCAGCACCAGCAACAAGACCAATAGTCTGGTGAGAAGTTGTATTGGTAACAGTCCAGTCAGCAGCTACGTACTGAACAAACTCATCAAAGTCCTCACAAACTTCTGTAGGATCAGGTTGTGGGTACATACCAAGCGTAGAGCCTACAGCTTGAGTAGAGACACCATTGGGGAAGCGGGTAGGTGCGGACATAATAAATTCCTTTGACGTTGTTTAAAACAACGCTCTACAAAAGAGCGTCATCGGAAGACTAGAGTGTACTCTATTACTTTTTCTTTTTCATCATCATCTTTTTAGCAACCATCTCTTTCTTAGCTGCCATAGACTCTTTGGATGTTTGTTTAGGATCAGGTTTTTGACCCATGTCTTTACGTTTCTCGTATCCCATACTCTACTCCTGATGTTAAAAAGAACCCCCTCCTTATGAGAGGGGGCTTGTTACTAAGAACATTACGGGCCGTTAACGCCCCACACAGCACGAGGATCAGACCAACCAAACGAGTAACGCTCATAGCCCTTGGCCTTGGCATTCATCGTATCAAAGTCATTGTCCTGATCAAACGTAACAGCATGACGCTCGTAGTACTTCATACCAGTGCCACCGGGAATGGTATTCCGAATGAACCAAGCATGTGGTGCCGAGAAGTAATGATTGACCTTGAAGCCACCGGGCAGATAGTTACCAGACTTGATGACGTTGATGTCATTGTTGGCATTACCTGTTTGGTACGACGAGTGCAAGATACGCTGAGCGTTGAACACCTCTTGACGAGCAATGTGCAAACTGTCAGGTTGAATAGCGACCAACAGACCACGGTCATTTTGCAGACCCATGATTGCAATCACTGCATCTTCCAGAGCAGCTTCGGACAAGTCCACATCAACTGTAGGCTTGTTAGCCCACGTACCACCAGTGGTGTTAGTGTGCGAGGTCGAGCAAAGCTCAACACCGTCACCACCCTTGTAGGTACTATTGAATGCACGGTTGTACACGTTAGCAGCGATGTTCTCTTTCGTTTGACGGAAAGACATAGCCAAGGCAGCAGAACGCTTCTTTGAGACTTGCTCATAGAGGTTGTCGTCCATCTCTTCCTTGGTTACGATGTAACCCATTGCATATGCAATATGCGTATAGCGAGTTACAAAGCCTTGAACTTCCGAATCATACTGAACGCCAGAGCCTTGCGACTTGACGGGTACGAGACCAAAGCCAGTGAGCTGAACATCTTCTTCGTAGTTCTGGTTGCTCGTGTCCTTGTCGAACAGATCACAATACTCTTCAGGATGTTCGTTGTAAGTCTGACCCCACCAAGCTTTAATGCCGGGCCATAGGGCCTTGGGATGGGAACTGGTAGTAATAATTCCAGCCATAATCTATTCTCCTTTAGATGCCAGCAGTGCCGGTACCGGCAGCATAAGCATGGTTGTTGATCTTAACCAGCAACTTAGCATAAGCAGCGGCGGGGGTATTGTCTACTCGTTGGGTAAAGCCCATGAGCTTCAAGTTAGCAGTAGTGCTATCTGTAAGCGTAGCGGCAGTAACCGTACCCGAGTCACTGTAGGTGGTTGCACCAGCAGCAATCAGGAAGTTGGTATTTCGACCAATATCAACCAGAGCAGTAGCAACAGTCTGACCATCTTGAATCTCAAAGATCAAGTTCGGATCATCTGCAACCAGAGCATACTGAACAACAGTAGCACTGGCTTGGATACTACGGATGGTCAAGTCAATGTTAACAGCAACCAAGCTAACGCCGGGAGGTGCAACAACGAAACCAACCACAACACCCATCACTGCTGAACCAGCAACACCGATTGCAATACCAGCAAGACCATTGGTATCAGCGGAACCACTAAGGGTAACCGGATCACCGATGTACAGTGCAGCACTGTTAACGGGGACTGAGTACAACCGAGCTTGCCCAGAGTAAGGTGCTCCGTTGAGGTAACTGACAGGCTTTAGACCGCCTGGACGATTTACGTTTGCCATGTAATTCTCCTATTAAGGATTAAGTGATTTTGATGCCACCTGTAGGAACATAGAACCCCGGGTTATCCCCAGTAATTCTGCCCGTACGAATAGCTGCATCAATACGATTGTTTTTAGCCTGAAGGTCGGCTTGATCTTCCTCATACCATTCTTGCCGAGTCTTCATCAGGTATCCATACTGCTCAGTACCCTCAGCACGAGGGTTAACCAGATACCTAATCCTTTCTCCAAGGTCGCCATTACGACTAACCACATTCTCACTTACACCACCTACTTCCGTAGGAGTGACAAACTCATAACCGCTATCCATAGCTTCTTGAATACGACCACCAGTATCTGTAAAGATGTGAAGATGGTATCCAGCGATCTGTATCCTAACACCTAGCTTAGCTTCTGTGCCGTTAAAGGTATTACGGCGTTTACGAGTTGTACCATCTACAGCAGGAGACGGTGCTTCTTTTTTCTCTTTACGAGCGAGTTGACGCTCAGCTCTTTCTTCATAGTTTAGTGCGCGTGGCATAGTATATTCCTTTAGGTTAGTTGATATGTATTAAGACCAGTCAAAGTCAGCTACGTAGGCTTCTCGGGTCATAAGCTTCTGCTTAACAAACCGATCACAAGCAGCCTTAGCATCAGAGGGTAGGTTGTCATAGGATTGGCTTCCACCACCACTACGACTCATACGACCTGAGCCAGACTCTACGGGACTTCCTTGCATCTTCTTTTTAGTACCAAACTTACCGGGGAACTCTTCTTGCAACACTTCATCTAGCTTATCAAGAAAGGGTTGTCCTTTAAGACCGGGGAACTCCAATCGAAGACTCTCACCAATACCGTTAACCATACTTGTCATACGTCGATCTTGACCGAACCAAGTATTACGATCTAGCCATACTTGCAGACCCGGATCAATACTTGCTGGAACCTCTTCAGGTTCTTTCGTACTAACAACATCTTTAACAGCTTGCTTTGCTTCTTTAAAGTTTTCCTTAGCCTCATCTAACGCATCATCAAGAGCATTAACTTTCTGTCCATCACCATCACTGATGGCTTGAGCACGGCTTTCTCTAATCTCTACGATACGTTTCTCGTAATCGTTTGCCTTACGTTCATAACTCTCTCGTTGGAACTTTTTAAACTCTTCCGCAGCTTCACGGAACTCTTTAAGTTGTTCCTTTGTATTGTTTAGGTCTTTGATTAGGTTCTCATTGTTCTTACGAAGAATGGGAAGAATCTCACGACCACGTTTTACAAAAGTATCAGCATCAACCCAATCAGATTCATTACCACGAAACTTTTCTTTAGGAACCCAACCTTGGGATTCAGCTTCATGCCTAGAGTCTTGTTGTGTTTCACTAACTACATTCTCTTCGCTCATATCTTACTCCTATGTTTTTAAACTTGTCAATCTCTTACTTACGTGCTAGATACGGATCAACTAGGTCTACGTCAGCATCTAGGGTTCCAGTAATATCTTTGTCGTTAACCATCCGGTATTGATTTCCATCTTTACCAAGATAAACAAGTCCTGCGTACTTTGCAAAGATAACCTTATCACCCAACTGACACCACGGTTCTGGTTCATCTGCATAACACTGAGTACCCATAGCAATAACGATTCCAGTGGTGTTACCCATCTGTTCACGCTCTTTGGTAATTTCAGTTGTTAGGATGATTCCACCCTTGGATACTTCGTTAATCTCTTGGGGTTTAATAAGCACCCTCCAACCACAAGGGTTGATTCCAGACTCATTACTCATTTGTATTTATCTCTCTTAGTTGTTTGCTGTGTCAAACAGGTCTTCATACTCTAGGCTGATGATGACTGCAATAGCCCTACATCGACCCTTTACTTCCATCTCTTCATCAAACGCATTGTTGATCAAACCTTCTTTCATGGACTCTCGATCTGCTTGTAGCATCTTCATTAGACGCTTGGTAACAGGGTGATGTTTCCACTCATCAAAGTATTCTTTGGTTACTGGCTCAAACGACATTCATTTACTCCCTTGGTTTAAAACTCTTACATCATTCCTTGGTCTTGCCCTCCCATCATTCCACCCATTGCTTCTGCGGGTGGAGGTTGTTGGGGTTGTCCTTGCTGTTGTGGTTGCCTATCCATCATTGATGAATAGACCTTGTTCATTGTTTCAATAGAACCGAGGATACCTTCACGGCGCTCACGGCTAAGAGCAATCTCAGAGTTGATCTGATTGAGACGCATCTTCTCACCTTCAGTAGCAACACCAACCTTGATAGCTTCAGCTTCAGCTTCAAGCTTCTTGATCTTGGCTTGGTTAAGCTCAGCATCTCCCATTAGTTTGAGCAAGCCCATCTTCATAGCCAGTTCGCTCTCAGCTTTCTTAGCTTCAGCTTTAAGTTGCTCAATCTGCATCTTAGGGTTAACAGGTGGAGGTACAGCATTGGGGCCTTTCGGATCAGGAAGAAGCTTGTCGATGTTTGTAATCTTCATAGCCTTCAAGAAGGTGTACTCAGCTTCATAACGGTTGTACAACCCCGGTGTAGCAGCTACTCGTTGTGCTACAGCAGCAGCTTGCTGCATACGTTGTGCATCAGAGGTCACTGAAGGATCAGCAGTAGGCATAACGTCAGTCACTGGGCCATCGTAGTCTGCTGCAAGGACAATGCCTTGGCTCTTAGCGTTAGAAACGTACTGAGTGTTATCAGTAACAAATATCTGATTGAGTCGATACAGCTTACGGAACTCTTGCTTAAGACTTCGGTGTGTACGCTTAAAGATACCATTAAAGATTTTCATACCCTGCTCTGCCATAGTGCGGGTAGTCTCAGCAGGTGTGTTCTGTCCGGGGTTCTGACCACTCAGGATGTCTACGGAA